ATGCTGGTGCTTCCTTTCAAGATATGAGCATTAGAGAGGGTGGGTATTTCCAGTACCGCGATCCTCACATATATTTATGCCGTTTTACTTGATTTCGTGCTTAAATTTTTGTATAATAAAAAATCTATGATAGATATATAAATGCTAAACAAACTAAAGAACCTATTCTCAAAGCCGCCTAAGGTAGAACCTATTGCAGAAACAGTAGTAGAACCTAAACCTAAAAAACCAAGAAAACCTAAAGAAAAAAAGGTAGAGACTACTGTTAGTGCTAAAGAAAAAGCAACTATGGCAGGTGAACCCTATGTTAATATTTTAAGCATGGAGATTGATCCAAATGATATTAATAGTGGTGCTTTTGAACTTGACTTTAATGATAAGTTTGTGTTAAACTTAGTACGTGCAGGATACAAGATACGTGAAGATGATACTGATGCAGATATCGTGGATCGCTGGTTCACCACAGTCTGCCGCAATGTTGTTTTAGAGATGTACGAACAACAACAAGCCGATCCCAGCAATAGAGACATAAGACCTATACAAACACGAGATATTGGAAACGGAAGAACAGAGGTAAGTTGATGTTTACTATAGATATGTTTAAACCTGATTTTGTAATAGAATGTAATAACTTACAGTCATCGGATGAAATTTACAACCTAATGCATGCTTATAATAATGTAAAAAATTATGTATATGCTATTTGTTATAGAAATGGGTTACGATTTGAGGTAATTAAATTTGGTGAAAGTGCACCTTGCCCCGGTACTAATACTGCTAAAGCTATAGGTGAGAGAATTAAAAGACAATTAGAACATGTTCCTGGATGGAACGATCCTGACTACTACAGCAGTCACGGTGATGATTTTTGGGCTAACTTAGAAAGAGAAATTAAAAAAGGTACCATACCTAATTTAACAAAAGATAATTTAATTATTGGTGTGTGGGATATAGATAAAAGAAAAGCTAATATCCAATATCTATATAAGACAAATAGGGAATTAACTACTTGGGCTGAGGGTGAATTGACTGAACAACATAAAAAGTTTTATGGAAAAAAACCAATTTTAAATATCAAAGATCCCACTAGGAATAAATCCTACAAAGGACCATTGCTACCTACTTCACTGTTTTCTTTTGAATAAACTATCTAGTATGTGTATTCTTTTCGTCCATTGGACGGTAACCATGGATCAACTGTCTTTGTAAATCTCTTACCTTAAGAGTACAGCTTATTTTATCATCGGCTCTTGGTAATTTTTCACAATAAGTAACACTTCCAGCCGCAATTGCTAAACACATATTTTTGATAGTAAAATCCTTTTCTTGATTGCACTTATCCATATCAGCCGCTAGTACTGATAATGGAAATAGAAATATGACAAATATGTAATACATGTTGTATTTACGCAACAAATAGAAAAAACTTGCATTTATACCTATTAGGCAGTATAATATACACATATTAACAACTCTAAGGAGTAAAAATGCTAGTATCTGAAACCGAACAAACAAAATCTTTAAAAACAACAATGATTGATATCACCAAAAAGCGTAGCACAAAGAAAGCTAAAAAGGCACTCATCAAAAGTATTATGAATACAACTATTGATATTTTTGATCGAACAGATGAGCTTCCGGAAGTTGATGCATCTGAACGTCCAATAAATGTGTTGGATAAAAAGCCAGGTGAGAATGATGGTAAAACTTTGCAAGAATTAGTTGAAGGATTCAATAATGATCCGTTGAGTAAATTAGCTAAACGCAATATAGAAAAAGAAAAAAAGACAGTTTCTTATAAAAATCTTCCCTATTATCTAGAGATTACTGCACGTGAATTATGGAGTGCATTAGCAGTACAACGCCCTTTGAATCATGGACATATTAAAAAAATTCTTGAAGCGTTTGATCCTAAAAAAATTCAATATGTCAACGTATTAAAAATTAAATACAAAAATAAATTTTATTATTATATAATCGACGGCCAACATACAGCAGTTACGTATTGTGTATTAGCACAATGGGGTTATTTTGCTAATGATGGTATTACAAGTGACAATTGGCTTGATATCGGGATCAAATGTCAGGTTGTTGAGTTCCATAATTTCACATTTGCACGTGAGCACTTTTTAGGTATCAATGGTGCTGATAAACTAAAACTTGTTTATTTTGATAAGTGGAAAAACTTTGTCTTATCAAAGAGACAAGACAGCCCAAATGCAATTACAAAAGAATTATATGAAGATTCATGTACTCAACAAAGTATTATGGAAAGTTATAACATTATCCCCGTACATGAACAGGATGATGAAAACATTGACAAACCAGGTGCATTTGTTCGTGTTGACTTATTAAAAGATATGCCAGATGAAGACATGCATTGGTGGTGTCAAATACATCAATGGAATTGGGACTATCGTTCTGTTGATTCATTTGAAGTATTGCCCATGATTAATTTACGTAAAAAAATCAAAGGCACAAAGTCTTTAAAGAATGCAGAAATTAAAGAGTTTGTTATTACGTTAGGAAATATTATTCGCAATATATCTGGCTCACCGGCTGAGTTTCGTAGACTTGCAGAATCAACATTTAAAGAATGGTATAAGACTGCTAACCCTGATGAGAAAGTACCCGGTACTCCTGCAGATGCATCATTAGCATTATTGTTGCAGATTTATTATCAACACGGTGGCACGTTTACAAATCTTTCAAAAACGTTCCTAAGAGATTATGATGATAATGACTACACGTTATTTCATGCACTTCCTCAAGAAACTCAAGATTTGATTGTGTCATGACACAGGGTCTTTATATTGCACACGTGCAAAACAAAGATGAATATGCAAAGCCGGGTATCACTGAAGATTTAAGCAGTAGAATACCCGGCTATGAAAAAGGTGGAAATAAAGTCACTATTCATTTTTTATGTATTGCACGGCCCGGGCTTGATGGATTAGTTCGTACGCTAGAGGATGATGGAAAAGTGTATTTCAAAAAACACTTTTCTAAGTTCAATGGATATAATCGCACAGAATATATCAATATAAAAGATACAGGTCTTACTGTTGACATCCTTGAGGAGTATTATCGTAATAAGATTACAAAGATTCCGGGCATCTTTATCGTTAAAAAAGAACATCTTCCAATTACCCGAGAAACTCCTGATCTGAAAGATTTTATGAAAAATGCGTTAAAATACCCGGAAAAGTATCTTGAGGGTTTTTAACACTTGACATTTTCTAAATATACATATATAATACACACATGAAACAAAAATATGCCCTCATTGATACTGCAAACACTTTCTTCCGTGCCCGTCATGTTGCAAGTCGCAATAGTACAACAGAAGAGAAAGTGGGAATGGCACTACACTTGACACTTGCTAGTGTCAATCAAGTAGTTCGTAAATTTGGAATTGATCATGTAGCATTTATGCTTGAAGGCCGTAGCTTTCGCAAAGACCTTTATAAACCCTACAAAGCAAATCGCATAGTTGACAGTCAATCGGTTACTGAGGCTGAGGTTGAAGAAAACAAAATGTTTTGGGAAACGTATGAAATGTTTACAACATTTTTACGTGAAAAAACAAATTGTAGTGTCTTACGCAATCCAACAGCAGAGGCAGATGACTTGATTGCACGTTTTATACACTTACACCCAAATGACTCGCATTATATTATTAGCTCTGATTCCGATTATATTCAGCTTATTAGTCAGCACGTGTTCCAATACAATGGAATCTCAAATCAATTCATTACCCTCGACGGATATCACGATGAAAAAGGTAAGCTTATTATAGATAAAAAAACAAAAGAGCCTAAGTTACTAGAAGACCCCCAGTGGTTATTATTCAAAAAATGTATGCGTGGAGACAGTTCTGACAATGTGTTCAGCGCATATCCCGGCGTGCGTGAGAAAGGTACTAAAAATAAAATTGGACTAATGGAAGCGTTTGCAGATAGAGATAAAATGGGATTCAATTGGAATAATATGATGCTACAACGCTGGACAGATCACGAGGGCGTTGAACACAGGGTGCGTGACGATTATGAACGTAATCGCATGTTAATTGACTTAACTTGCCAGCCCGATGACATCAAATTATCAGTTGATAATAGTATTAAAGAAGGTGTGCGTACTACCCCTATATCACAGGTGGGAATTCACTTTATGAAATTTTGCGGGAAATATGAACTTACTAAAATATCTGAGCAAGCAGAGACATATAGTCGGTGGCTTAATAATCCATATCAAGGATCGCTTTGTGCTGAATCTGTTTAAAAAACAAGTATATGTTGGGTTACTTGAAATATTAAAAGACCGAGATTATTACTATCATAGTAATGTCGGTCCTGAGTATTGCCATTTTACTGAAAAAGGTGTTGAGGCCGTGATAGAATACTTGAATATCATGGCACCACAAATGCTTAAAAAAGATAATAAAGAATTAGAAGATTTAGCAAAAAAACTTACTTGGGATGGACTTAAAAAATGAGTGATAAGAAAATGAATGTGTCATTATTAGGATTAGATAATCTAGATAAAGAAACATTGGAACTATTAATAGATTCATTGGTAGAATATTATACAAATGAATATGGTATAGAATTAGATGATTTAGTTGAACCAGAAAAACCCACATATGAAACTGAAACAATTACAGACGCCACAGAGTATCTTAAAAAATTTAGATTAAAAGGAACAACATGAACTTAGTAGCAAAACCTATTATTAAAAATCAATTTTGGGTAGTAACTGACGGTGATAGAAAAGTAGGAAATGTAGAAAGTCAAGGAACCGGATTTGATGTTAAAATTAATGGTAACATAGAACACTATGATACTACTAAAGCTATTGAAAAAGTTAAGAACATTGAGTTTGAAAAAATCAAAAAAATCAAAACGGTACCATCAACACCGCCATTTGCAGTATATCCAACTGGTGACAATAGAATATACAATAGTGTATTGGATGTAAAACGTAAATTACATTTGTTTACAAAAGAACCCAAAAGTAAATGTTATCATGTAGCGGGCTGGTTTGCAGTTAAACAAAGTACTGAATTCTCAACTATTTTTTGCCCTAAATACATCTTTATCCAACGTTATGACTATTATGGACCCTATAACACCGAGGATGAGGTAAAAAGTATCATAAATACGATATGAGCGCAATTAAAAAATTTATAGATAGGATAGCTACATTAGACAGTAGACAGGCAAGAGAAGTTATTTTGCCTATGTCTGACGCCAAACAATTACGTGATGAAATCAGTAAATTGCTAGTAGATCAACTTTCTACTCAACCTGAACAAAAGATTGAAGTAGTAATGAATGGCGGAAAGTGGTAATATAATATGAGCCGTACTCAACCTAAAATACTAATGGAAATCGTAGATAAGACTACGTACAAATGTGATCAAATCGTTGAGGCGGCTGGGATATGGGCAGTTTTCCTAGATGGGCAACCCATCAACTTAAAATCACAACATGCATATGATAGTGAGTCTGTTCCAAAATATAAAAAGACAAGTTTTAGTAATCCTGGACATGCACGTAATCTATGTCGCAAATTAAATAAACAATTTAAAACAGATAAATTTAGTGTCGTGTTTATGAATCATGGTACTAAAGTTTACCCCGATGACTAGGGAATCATTAAAAGAAACTATTACCAAAGCTGTAATCAAACAGTTAAACGATGATACATGGACACTAGAAGCCGCAATGTCCAAGTGGTGGATGACTGGGCGCAGAGATACAGGATTACGTTTAACTGATATCGGTGATCTTAGTTTTAGATATGCAGATATAGAATTTTATAATTATGATTTTAATGTTAAGTTAGATAGTGGTTGGCATGGATTTATTTTAGAAATGAATAATAAAATCAAATGCCCCTACTACATAGGTGTAAATAAGACTACAGACAGAAAACAACCCTACATAAGATTGTATGATAGCAAGATTGCTATAATGGTAAGTTTGTATGGAAACATCAATGAATACTTAGACTCAGTAAAGGTACGAAAATGACAGAAGAAAAGAAAAGTAAAAACCCATTTATCAATATGGCTAATGAAGCCAAACATAAAAATCAAGAACAACATCCTGGTTTAGGTAAAGCACCAAAAAAACAAGGTCCAAAACCTAATAGTAAGGGTTTTGGTGGCTCAAGTGTAGTTCGTAGAACTGGGCGTGGCGGATAAATATCTGTCAACGAAAACACTAGCTACCGCGTTGTATATATACAGATATATTATTCTGTTAACTCAAAGGAAATAAAATGAAACTACTCACCGCACTATTCGCAACAATGTTTGCATTCTCAGTAT